CTCGTTTTTTTGCGGGCGGGAGTTTCGAGGGGGGGGGTGTTCTCGGTGGCTAGTCATGGGTGAGCGCGGACCGGCGCCGATGCCGGCGAATGTGCACGCGCTGCGGGGCAACCCGAGCAAAAAGCCGCTGGGCGAATTGCTGGGCGAGCTGCGGCCGCCGGTGGTCGTACCGGAGGCGCCTGCCTATCTGTCTGCGGTGGCGCGTGCTGAGTGGGATCGCATTGGGGACGAGCTGCGCGCGTTGGGGCTGGTCGCACAGATCGACCTGGCGGTGCTGGCCATGTACTGCGTCGCGTACGCGCGATGGGTCGAGGCTGAGCAGCGGATCGCCGAGGAGAACGTCGCGAGCGCCGACGGCGCCGGCGGCCTGGTCGACTTGACGCCGAACGGCTACCGGGTGCAGTCGGTCTGGCTGCAGATCTCGAAGCAGGCGCAGGAACAGCTGGCGCGCTACGCGGCCGCGTTCGGGATGTCGCCGAGCGCGCGGTCGCGGGTGACGCCGTCCAACAACCAGGGCGACCTGTTCGGCGCCGGCCAGGCACAGGGAGGCGGATGGAGCGCGCTCTAGTCGAGGCCGTGCGCATCGAGCGGGCGCCGGGGGACTACGTGGCCATCGCCGCGCAGTACGCCGACGACGTGCTCGCCGGGCGCATCCCCGCGTGTAAGTGGGTCAAGGCTGCCTGCCAGCGCCAGCGTGACGACCTGGCGGCCGCGGCGGCCGACCCGCGCTACCCTTTCCGGTTCGACGTGACCCGTGCCGAGCACGTGTGCCGCTTCATCGAACTCCTGCCCCACATCAAGGGCAAGTGGGCCGGCGCGCCGATCGATCTCGAGCCCTGGCAGGTGTTCGCCCTGACCACCGTGTTCGGCTGGTTGCGGCACGACGGCACGCGCCGGTTCCGCATCGTCTACCTCGAGGTCCCGCGCAAGAACGCGAAGTCGACACTGTCGTCCGGTGTCGCGCTCTACCTCCTCGCGGCCGATGGCGAGCCTGGTGCCGAGGTCTACTCCGCAGCCACCACGCGCGAGCAGGCCGGCATCGTCTTCGACGTGGCCGCCGCCATGACCCGTCAGTCGCCGGGCTTCCGGCATCGCTTCGGCGTGGCACCGTGGAAGCACAGCGTGACCGTCGAGCATTCCGACAGCAAGCTGGCCCCGCTGCACGCCGAGGGCTCCACCCTCGACGGCCTGAACATCCACGGCGTGATCGTCGACGAGCTGCACGCGCACAAGACCCGCGCCGTGTGGGACGTCCTCGAGACCGGCACCGGCGCCCGCGCGCAGCCGCTCGTGTTCGCCATCACGACCGCCGGCAGCAACCGTGCGGGCATCTGCTACGAGCAGCGCACCTACCTCACGCAGATCCTCAACCGCACGCTCGCCGCGCACGACGGCCTGGGCTACCCCGTGAAGGGCGCCACGGCCGAGGATGACACCTACTGGGGCGTCATCTACACCCTCGACGACGACGACGACTGGACCGACGAACTGGCCTGGGCGAAAGCGAACCCCAACTATGGCGTCAGCGTCTACCCTGACGACATCCGCCGCCTCGCCGCGAAGGCCATCAAGCTGGCCAGCGCGCGCAACAACTTCCTGACCAAGCGCCTGAACGTCTGGGTCAACGCCGCCACCGCCTGGCTGGACATGCGCGCCTATGACGCCTGCGGCGACCCCGACCTGACCGTCGACGAACTGAAGGGCGCCGACTGCATCGCGGCCCTCGACCTCGCCAGCAAGGTCGACTTCGCGTCGAAGGTGAAGATCTTCGAGCGCCAGGGCCACTACTACGCGTTCGCCACGCACTACCTGCCCGAGTCGCGCCTCGAAGAGGACGACAACACCCAGCTCGCCGGGTGGGCCGAGGACGGGTGGATCACCACCACGCCCGGCAACGTCATCGACTTCGACGTCATCGAGCAAGGCGTGCGCGACGACTGCGCGACGCACAGCGTGCTCGAAGTGGCGTACGACCCGTTCCAGGCCACCCAGCTCGCCGGCCACCTGGTGGCCGACGGCGTCACCATGGTGGAACTGCGCCAGACCGTGCAGCACATGAGCGAGGCCATGAAGTGGTTCGAATCGCTCGTGCTCGAGGGCAAGTTCCACCACAACGGTGACCCCGTCCTCGCGTGGATGATCTCCAACGTCGTCGCGCACACCGACGCGAAGGACAACATCTACCCGCGCAAGGAAACCCCGGGCAACAAGATCGACGGCGCCATCGGCACCATCATGGCGCTGGCCCGGTGGATCGCCCGCCGGCCGGTCGTCAGCGTCTACGAATCGCGCGGCCTCACCATCCTCTAGCGACCCCATGAACCTCTTGCAGCGTCTCCTCGCCAGCGTCGCGAACCTGGCGGGGAGGCCTGCGCCTGGTCGCACCCCGTACCTCGGCCGGCAGTCCGACGCCGGTGTCACCGTCACCGCCGACACCGCCCTGACGCACGGCGCCGTGTGGGGTTGCGTGCGCCTCATCAGCGAAACCCTCGGCGCCCTGCCCATGGGCGTGTACGAGCGCCGCGGCCGCGATCGCATCTACCTCGCCAACAACGACATCAACTGGCTGCTCGGCGTGCAACCGAACCCCGAAATGTCGGCGATGACCTTCCGCGAGCTGCTCACCGCCAACGCGCTCCTCCGTGGCAACGGCTACGCCGAGATCCAGCGCACGCAAGACGGGCGGCCGTACTGGCTCTGGCCCATCGCCACCGAGCGCGTCACGCCCGCGCGCGACGCCAACACCGGCGAATTGCTCTACCGCGTGCGCAACAGCCTAGGCGAGCCCGACACCGTCGTCCTCGCGGCCGACATGCTGCACATCCACGGCATGGGGTACGACGGCCTCGTCGGCTACTCCGTCGTCGAGATGGCGGCGCGGTCCATCGGGCTGGGTATCGCGCTCGACCAGTACGGCAGTTCGTTCTTCAAGAACGGCGCCCACGTCGGTGGCGTGCTCGAGCACCCCGGCCAGTTGACCGCGGCCGCACGCGAGGCGCTCAAGACCAGCATCTCGGAAAGTTTCTCCGGCGCCCTCAAGGCCGGCAAGACGCTGGTGCTCGAGGAGGGCATGAAGTACGCCCGCACGACCATCCCGCCGAACGAGGCGCAGTTCCTCGAGTCGCGCGCGTTCTCCGTCGAGGAGATCTGCCGCTGGTACGGCGTGCCCCCGCACAAGCTGGCCGTCGGCGACCGCGCCACGTTCGCCAGTGTCGAGCAGCTCAACATCGATTTTGTGCAGCAGACCATCCTGCCCTGGGCCGTGCGCTGGGAGCAGGAGGTCAACATCAAGCTCTTCGGCCGCATCAACCGCGGCCGGCTCTACAGCAAGCTCAACCTCGCCGCCCTCCTGCGCGGTGATGCCAAGTCGCGCGCCGAGGCCTACGCCATCGGGCGCCAGTGGGGCTGGTGGTCTGCCAACGACATCCGCGAACTCGAAGACCTCAACCCCATCGACGGCGGCGACGAGTACCTCGTGCCCATGAACATGACCGCCGCCGACCTCCTGCGCGAAGAGGTCGAGGCGCGCATCGAACGGGCGCAACGCCCTGACCCCGCGCCTGCCCCGGCGCCGGCCAACACCGACGGCGCCCCCGCCACCACCGCGCCAGGCGTCGACACGCCCGACGACGCCGCCAGCAACGCCACCAACTACAGCCCGCGCATCGTCCAGCTCGCCGAGCGGATGCAAGCGCATCAAGGTGCCTGACATGCCCAACTTCCGCGTCCGCAACGCCAGCCCGAAGGTGGGCGAACTCTTCATCTACGACGTCATCGGCGCCGACTGGTGGGGCGATGGCATCACGCCCAAGAAATTCGCCGACGCGCTCGCGTCCCTGGGCCGCGTCGACACCATCCAGATGCGCATCAACTCCGAAGGCGGTGACGTCTTCGACGGGTTCGCCATCTACTCGCAGCTCGTGCGCCACCCCGCGCGCATTGAGGCTGACGTCGACGGCCTGGCGGCGTCGATCGCCAGCGTGATCCTCATGGCCGCGGACGAGATCCGCGTGGCGAGCAACGCCCGAATCATGATCCACGACCCCTGGGGCATGGCCATGGGCACCGCCGACGAAATGCGCGCGCGGGCCGACCTCCTCGACAGCATCAAGACCAGCATCGTCGACACCTACGCCGCCCGCACCGGCATGGACCGCGGGCGCCTCGTCGACCTGATGGCCGCCGAGACGTGGATGACCGCCTCCGAGGCGCTCGACAGCGGCTTCGCCGACAGCGTCACCGAGCCTCTGCGCATGGCGGCATCCGCCGGCGCCTACGACCTGTCCCGCTACCGCAACGCCCCGCGCGACTGGGCCGGCGTCATCCAGCGCCGCGACCCCGCCGAGGCGACCTCCGCGATGTTGCGGGCCAAGTGCGCCGACATGGCGCGCCGTGCCAGTGCCAACGCTTCCGCCTCATGACCTGACCCCGACAGCAGTCCCACCGAACCGGCCGCGAGCCGGTTTTTTTTCGTCCAACGAGAGGTAATCCCATGCGAACCATCGCAGACCTGCAGGCCCGGCTCGCGGAACTGAACGCATCCGCCCAAGCCATTCAAGACAACGCCGAGCGCGACAAGCGCGCCTTCAACGCCGACGAGCAGGCAAACCTCGACAGCATCTTCGCCGAGTTCGACGCCACCGAGGCCGAGATCGCCCGCCTGCAGCGCATCGCCAACCAGGCCGAGCGCGCCGCCAACCCGCAGCCGCGGGCCAGCGCGCCTGCCATGCCGGGCACGGGTGAGCCGGTCGGCAACAGCGGCCTCCCCGCCGGCCAGCGCGCCCGGGGCAGCGACGGCCTGCAGCACACCGTCCTGCAGGATTCCGCCTCGCGCGGCCGCTGGGGCTGGAGCAACCTGGGCGACTTCTGCAACGCGGTGCGCCAGGCCAGCCTCGGCCGCACGCCCGACACGCGCCTGCAGAACGCCGCGGCCACGACCTACGGCACCGAGGACATCGGCGCTGACGGTGGTTTCGCCGTCCCGCCCGAGTGGCGCGACCAGATCATGACGCTGGTCAACGGTGAGGACTCGCTGCTCGCCCGCACGGACAACCTCCCGATCAGCAAGAACAGCATCACGTTCCCGGTCGACGAGTCCACGCCGTGGAGCACCACCGGCGGCATCCAGGCCTACTGGGGCAAGGAAGCCGGCACCATGACGCAGTCGAAGCCGCAGCTCCAGCCGCTCACGCTGCGCCTGTCGAAGGTGCACGCCCTCGTGCCCATGACGGACGAGCTGCTCGAAGACAGCGCGGCCATGAGCAACTACGTCGGCAACAAGGCCGGCCAGAAGCTCAACTACAAGGTCAACGACGCCATCGTGCGCGGTGACGGCGCCGGCATGCCCCTGGGCCTGCTGAACGCCGGGTGCCGCGTGATCGTCTCGGAAGAGGCCAGCCAGCCGGCCGGCACGCTCGTGGCGCAGAACATCCTGAAGATGTACAGCCGCATGCACGCCGCGCACCGCGCGCGCGCCGTGTGGCTGTACAACCAGGACATCGAGCCCCAGCTGATGAACCTGAACCTCACGTTCCGCGACGCCGCCGGCACCGCCGGCATCGCCGCCGGCGTGGCCGCGTACCTGCCGCCTGGCGGGCTGTCGGGTTCGCCGTACGCATCGCTGATGGGTCGTCCGCTGATCCCGACCGAGGCGTGCTCGAGCGTGGGCACCGTGGGCGACATCATCTTCGCCGACCTCGGCGCGTACCTCACGATCACCAAGAGCGGCGGCGTGCGGTCCGAGTCGTCCATCCACCTCTGGTTCGACCAGGACCTCGTGGCGTTCAAGTTCACGATGCGGATCGACGGTCGCCCGTGGCTGTCCGCCCCGATCGCGCGCGCGAACGGCAGCAACACGCTGTCGTCCGTGGTCGTCCTCGAGACCCGCTGATCGAGCAACCCCTGACCCCATGAACCCCCCGGCGCCCGCGGGCGCCGGGCTCTAGGAGCTACCCCATGATTCCTGCACGACTCCCCGAGGTGCTGGTCACCATCGGCACCATCGACCCCGGCACGCTCGCCAACACGCAACTGCTGAGCGATGTGATCGACATGGCCAACTACGAGCAGGTGATGTGCACCCTGCTGCTCGGCAACATGGCCTCGGAAACGATCGACTTCCGCGTGCACACCTGCGACAGCGCGGGCAACAACCTGGTGCAACTGAAGGCCATCACGCAGCTCGCGGCCAACGCCACCGCCAACGACAACGCGCAGGCGATTATCAGCGTGCGCGCCGAGGAGCTGAACAGCGTCTCCGAGGGCGCGCGGTACATCCGGTTCGGCGCCATCACCGGCGGTGCCACCGGCGGCCCCGCGGCGGCGCTGGTGCAAGGCCTGCTGAAGGCCGGCCGCGCGGCCACGCAAGACCTGGCCTCGGTGCTGGCCAAGCTCAACTGATGGTGCGGTAAGTTCCACGAACGGCCCGCCTGGCGGGCCGTTTTCCATGGCGCTCTTCGTGAGCGTCACGGAAAACGAACAGGAGCCATGGCTATGCGCGGTGCAGATCAGATGGCGCTCGACAATCTCGGGCGCGTCAGGACCATCCTCGAGCAGTTGCTGGTCAAGCTCTCCGGCGAGAATCAGCCGCTGGATCTGCTGGAGACCAGCGGGCCGGGGTCGTACGTCAACGGCAACGCGGTCACGTCTGCGGCCGACATCAACCTCGGGAACCCGGGCGCGGCGGGGAACAAGCTCTACGGCATCGCCGTGTTCAACGACAACTCCACGCAGCCGATCACCGCGGCAACGCTGTGGGATGGCGCGACGCAGGTGACGGCCTACTCGCTCGCCGCCCTGCAGGTCGCGAACAACGCCTACGGGCTGTGGGTGCCGCCGCTCGGTGGCGTGCTCGAGTCGAAGAACGGCGGCTGGCGGCTGCGCCTGACGTGCACCGGGACGATGGCGAACATCCGGTGGCACGCGGTCGTGGCGGAGTAACGGGGCGATGGCCGACTTCTTCGTCCGCCCCAATGCGGCGCACGGTGGCACCAATGCCGGCACGTCCTACGCCAACGCGTGGCAAGGATGGGCGGCGATCGCCTGGGCGTCCATTGCCGCAGGTGACACGTTGTTCGTCTGCGGCGCTTTCTCCGGCGCCACGCTGGCCATCGGCGCGCATGGTGGGAACAGCGCCGCGCGGGTCATCATCCGTGGTGACTTCGCCACCGAAGCGGGGTCGATGACGTTCGCGTCCGGGCAGTTCCTGACGCCGCGGTCGCACACTGAGTTCCGCAACATCACCGTGACCGGCGCGTCGCGCTGCGCGCTCATCTCAATCTCGCTCGTGAACTGGTGGTGCGAGAACGTCGTCTGGAACGGCGGCACGAACATCATCTTCCAGTTGGGCGCGGCGACCGGACTGGCCCACGCCGATCTCGTGTTTCGCGGGAACACGTTCAACGGCGGCAACGCCACTGCCGACCCGGGCAGTCATGCTGCCATCAACTGGTTCGCATCGACCGCGGCCGTGGGTTCGG